TTTCGGTAAGCCACATAGTGATAATGCCCAATCGTTTTTCACTGCTGCAAATTTCTTGTCATACACAAATAACCTATTAGTTACACGTGTTGACACTGTAAACCACAAAAATGCCGTGGCTAGCCCATCTGGTGTTGTATCAGCTATCACTCTTAGCAATAATGGTTCTGGTTATACTGGTAATCCAGTAGTAACTATTTCTGCACCTAACATCGATGGTGGTGTTCAGGCTACAGCATCTACTGTTCTAAGCGGTGGACCTGTTACTGCTGCTACTATTGCTACTGGTGGTTCTGGTTATGTTACTGCTACTGTAACTTTCTCAGCACCTCAAGTTGCTGGTGGTGTAACTGCTACTGGTACTGCTACTATTGTTGGTGGTTCTATAACTGGTATTACTGTTGTTGATGGTGGATCTGGCTACTTAGCTCGCCCAACTGTTACCATTACTGGTACTGGTTCTGGCGCAACTGCTGGAACTGTAACAATCGGTGCTTCTTCAATTTCACGTGTTAATATTACCAATGCTGGTACTGGTTACACTTCTGCTCCAACAGTTACATTTACTGGTGGTGCTGGTACTGGTGTTGTTGCTACTGCTGCTATCGTTACTGGTGGTGTAAAAATTAACAACGAAAACGATTACATTAATAACTGGGTTGATGGTGAAGGTGTTATCGGTACTTTCGCTGCTAAATATCCAGGAACTTTAGGTAACTCTATTACTGTTTCTGTTTGTTCATCTACAGCTGCTTTCGATACTTGGGCTTATGCTTCTTATTTCGATGCTCCTCCTACAACTTCTGAGTATGCTGATAGCGTAAGTGGTTCTAATGATGAAATGCATATCGTTGTTCTAGACGCTGATGGACGTTGGACTGGTTCAGCTGGTTCTATCCTAGAAAAATTCTCATTCGTTTCTAAAGCATCTGATGCTAAGAAAACTGATGGATCAAACAACTATTACAAAAATGTAATCAATAGCACTTCTCGCTTCCTATGGTGGACTGACCACCCAGTTGGCGCAGTTTGGGGTGTTACTGCAGCTAACCATAGCTTTAATTCTGTTGCTTCTAGCACAGTAACATTGCGTGGTGGTGTTGACGATTTATCTGCTACTGATGGTCAATTGATGACTGCTTGGGATTTATACTCAGATGATTCATTATATGACATCTCTTTAATTCCAGCTGGTGCAGCTTCTATTGCTGTTGCTGAATCATTAATCGCTTTAGCTGAATCTCGTGCTGATTGCGTTGTATACTTGTCACCACAGAATATTTCAAGTGGCGATTTGATTACTAACAACCAACAACAAGATACTGCGATTGACCAATTGATCGCTTACCGTAACGCACTTCCATCAACTTCTTATGCAGTTATGGACTCTGGTTACAAATATCAATACGATCGCTACAATGATGTATACCGTTGGGTTCCATTAAACGGCGACGTAGCTGGTTTATGTGCTCGTACTGACTTGACTAATGATCCTTGGTTCTCTCCAGGTGGTATGAGTCGTGGTCAAATCAAGAACGTAATTAAACTTGCTGTTCAAGCTAATAAGACTGATCGTGACAATCTTTACAAAGCTGGTATTAACCCTGTTGTTAATTTCCCAGGTCAAGGTACTGTATTGTTCGGCGATAAAACTATGTTGGCTAAGCCATCTGCGTTTGATCGTATCAACGTGCGTCGCTTGTTCATCGTTCTTGAGAAAGCAATTGCTACAGCTGCTAAGTTCCAATTGTTTGAATTCAACGATCCATTTACTCAAGCTCAATTTAAGAACTTGGTAGAGCCATTCCTACGTGACGTACAAGGTCGTCGTGGTATTACTGATTTCGTTGTTAAGTGCGATGGTACTAATAACACTGCTCAAGTTATTGACAACAACCAGTTTGTTGCTGATATCTTTATTAAGCCAGCTCGTTCTATCAACTTTATCACTCTTAACTTTGTGGCTGCTCGCAATGGTGTTAATTTCTCAGAAATTGGCGCATAAGAGATAAATAAGAAAAGAACATAAAGGAGAAACAAATGGCAAATATTGCTGATTTTAAAGCCCAGATGCTTGGGGGTGGTGCTCGCCCTAACCAATTTAGAGCCGAGCTAACATTCCCAGCGTTTGTTCCATTGGGTGTTATCGCTGGTACTCGTGCGCAGTTTTTATGTAAAGCTGCTCAGATGCCTGCTTCCACAATTGAGAACATCTCTGTTCTTTATCGTGGTCGTCCAGTGAACTTCGCTGGTGAGCGTAACTATGCCCCATGGACTGTAACAATTTACAACGATGTGTCTTTCAACATCCGTAATGCGTTCGAACAATGGCAAAATGGTATTCAAAACTATGCTTCAACTAACGGTATTACCAATCCATCGGCTTACCAAGTTGACCTAAATATTAGACAGTTGGATCGTGCTGGTAATGTTATTAAGACTTACACATTCCATGATGCTTTCCCAACTAACATCGGTCCAATCGCTTTAGATTTTGATCAACAAAATCAAATCGAACAGTTTGATGTTGAGTTCCAATACAACTACTTCGTTTCTGACGTAGCTTCTGGAAACAACGGATTTGGATTGAATGCTAGCGTAAGTACTCCTATTGGTACTTTCCCTATTCCAGTTTAATATTTTAAGTTGACAATTTAATTATGCAAATTTTTGGTTTCGAAATAAAACGTAAAGGTGAAATGCGTGATGTTGGTAGCGTAGTGCCACCAGCATCCGATGACGGAACAACCGTAGTATCCGCTAATACAGCGTCATACTACGGTATGGTCATGGATCTTGATACAATTATCAAGAATGAAAATGATCTTATACGTAGATATAGAGAAGTCTCTCAATATGCCGATTGTGATATGGCTATTGAAGACATCATTAATGAAGCCATTATTTCTGAGAATGACAATTCTACAGTTAAAATTAACTTAGATAAGTTGGATGTTTCAAATAAAATCAAAGATAAAGTTCGTGACGAATTCTCTGAGATTTTAAAGTTGTTAAAATTTGACCATCGTGGTCATGATATTTTTAAGAACTGGTATGTTGATGGTCGCTTATACTATAATGTATTGGTAGACCCAAAGAATCCTAAAGTAGGTATTCAAGAAATGCGTTTTGTGGATCCAAGAAAGATTCGCAAAATTAAAGCAATTGATAAGAAAAAAGACCCTAAGGGTATTGACGTAGTTACTAAGGTTGACGAATACTATATCTACAATGATAAAGGTATTACTGAATCGTCAACATCTGGTATCAGAATGTCACTTGATTCTATTGTCTATGCCCCATCTGGGTTAATAGACAATAACACTGGCATTATGATGTCTTATTTGCACAAAGCAATTAAGCCAACGAACCAGTTAAAGATGATCGAAGATGCTGTAGTTATCTACCGTATTTCACGTGCTCCTGAAAGACGTGTGTTTTATGTAGACGTAGGTAACTTACCTAAGATTAAAGCGGAACAATATGTCACTGACATTATGAACAAGTTCCGCAATAAGATTGTTTATGATGCAACTACTGGTGAAACCAGAGATGATCGTAGACATCTATCCATGATGGAAGATTTCTGGATGCCACGTCGTGAAGGTGGTAAAGGCACAGAAATTACTACTCTTCCAGGTGGACAAAATTTAGGTGATATTGAAGATATTCAATATTTCCAAAGAAAACTTTATCAAGCACTTAACGTGCCAATGTCAAGACTTGAAGCATCAACTGGTTTCGCTCTTGGACGTAGCACTGAAATTACACGTGATGAAATTAAATTTAATAAATTCATCAATCGTATTCGCAAGAAGTTTTCATATCTATTTAATGGTGCTCTGAGAATTCAACTTATTGCCAAAGGTATTATTGCGGCAGATGAGTGGGAAGAAATTGAGGACTCAATCTATTATGATTATCAAGAAGATAATCACTTCTCCGAACTAAAAGATAATGAATTGTTAATGGGTAGAATTGCTGCTCTACAACAATTAGATCCGTATATTGGAAAGTATTATTCAATTTCATGGGTACGTAAGAATGTTCTTATGCAGACTGATGATGAAATTGAACAGATGGAAAAAGAAATTGAAGAAGATCGCGAAATCCAATTGGATCAAGCTGATCATGATGGTCAAGTTGCTGGGGTTCAACAAGTAGCTACTCAAAACTATGCGGTTCAGAATAGTATTCCTGACCCAAGTTTAGAGCAAGAAGCTCCGCCACCTGAGCAACCTAATGGTAATAAAAAGGAGAGTAAATAATGGAAATGACAAAAAATTTAGTTAGTGCATTGGCAGCTGGCGATGCAGATGGAATTGAAGTAGCGTTTAACTCAGCGATGGCAGAGAAGATTTCTGCTCGTTTAGATGATATGCGAATTGACATGGCTAAGACTATGTTTAAAACTCCAGAACAAACAGCTGAACCTGCAGCAACAGAAGAATAATTAATGTACTTCGGTCAATTTAAAAAATCTCTAAAAGCGGATATCGTTGAATCGATCCGCTCTTATGGTAGTCTTATTGAAAAGACAACCGAGGGAACTGTATTAATTGATAACGAAGAAACAAAATTTAAAGAGATTGAAGAAGCAAGAACATTTGTTAAAAATAAACAATACTCAGAAAATTTAGAAAAAGAAGTTACTCAAGAAATATACGAAGAGATCTCTGATTCTCGTATCGCTACAATTATTAAAGAACATTACGATATTAAAGTTACAGAACAGTTAATAGAATCATACGTAGAGCTTGCTTCTTCTAAGTTATTTACAGTTGACCCTGTCGTTCAAAAGATTCGTTCCTTGAACAAACTCGATTCAATTATCGAAAGTAAACTTGATTACACTTTGGCTGATGGAACGATTGTAGCAATAAACAAAGAAACACAACAAGAGCTAAATAAGTTATTGAATAATCAAAAAGAAATAGTCGAGTATATGAGAGAGTCAAAAGAGAACTTCTTTCATGTGCTTGAACAAATAGAGGAATAAAGATGGCTGCTACTAGAACCACAATAATTAGAAATACTAACCAAGAGACTATCATTAAGTATGAAGGTAGTTCAACTGATACTGCTGCAACTATTGATATCTCTACACTAGCTGCTACTACTCAAGCAAGAAATTCAGATACTCC